GTTTCGGAAGAGAAAGGCCCGGAGCCTTCTCATCCGGCAGTGCAGAATATTCCCTCTGTGGGAGTTAGTGCTACTGTAACTTCTAAGAAACCGAAGGGTTCTAAGAAGAAGCTGAAGAAACAACCTTCTGAAAAGAAGGAGAAAGCGGTTAAAGCCCCTGTCGCCAAGAAAGGGGTCGTTGCTGAGAAGGTTCCAACTTCGAAGCTTAAAGAGGAAAAGCCTAAGATCGGGGAAGATCGGCCTAAACCTCTTGTAAAAGGTGTTTCTGAATTTATGATTCAGCGCACTTATACTGTGCCTTCAAGTGACGAGAAGGCAATTGAGTTCTGTGTTAAACAGGGAATCCCCCACTTTGTGGCCACGAAAAATGGCAAACGCCTGCATGAGATTTCTCATCTTTGCAGAGAAGTGGGAACGGCGCGTATATTAGCTTCAGCAATACCAGCAGGAGTTAAGAAAGCGACGGTCCTCGATTGGTACGGTTCAGAAAGGACTAAGAAGCTGTCACCCGCACAGTCTTATCCTATTTGTTCTGTAACAGAAGGGAAAATGGGTCCGGTGATTGGTCTGTCCAAAGACGTCCTGTCCATAGAATTCACAAACGCCCCCAACTTGGCGATAGCTGGGGACGGTGCGAGGGGTAGGGGGGCTCGTGAGGCTCTCCCTTTCGGTATAACTTATGATGCTGTCATAATGGTAGACATCTACCAGAGTGGCAGAACATGGGATACACCTCTTACTGTTGATGTTTGTAAGGAGTTGATCGGACTATCTAAATCTAGAGAGGTTTATTGGTTAGGTCGTGTTTTTCCTGATGAATGTGGCGTGGATGAATCCCTTGAAGGTGCTTACTTCAAGGATGAAAAAGGAATGGTGAACTTCTCACCTTCGGCAACCGAACAGCCGTATGCGGCTCATCCCTGGCCAGAGTGGCTTTTACAGCGCTCTGTGGGTGGGTTGGATATAGCTGAATTGTTTACTTTGGGGCCTTTCAAGGCTTACAAAATAACTTTGTCGGCGCCTGGGGCCATCGACCTTCCTCCTGTTTTCCCCGCGAGCTCTTGGGTAGCTCGTAAACAGGTTTCTCAGATGAAAGAAGGAATTTTATCTAAGTTAGGATTGTATGACAATGTAGTTGTCGACGTTCTGTCTTGGCTTAATTCCGGATTTGAGGAGAAGTATTGTCGTGATTCTGTATATTTGCCCGTGCATTTACCGACTGCCAACGTTATGGCAGCTTTTGCATTGCGGGTTCCTACAGGATCTGCCTTCGACAATGCTAATGCAGGAGTTTTAACCCGATTCCTGGAAGACCCGAAATTAGTGGAGCTTAGCAAGCGATATCCCAATTTCTATTCGGCCCTTTTAGAAGGCACGAGGTCTTATGTCCTTTTTGGATCAAAGGCAGAGATAGTAGACCGTCTGGTTTCATACAGGGGAGCTGTATACCGGACTGAGTTGGCACTTTCAAGTGTTAGGGGCACAGCCCCTGTTAGAGTAAATGAGATGCGACCGTGGCTTAAAACCCTCCTCTCATTTTTGGCATCAGCAGGTGTCGGGTATCTAATAACTCGAAAACTTTTTTCCGAATTGCGTGTGTTGGTAATTAAGGGCAGAACTTTATTGTTCGAAGTCCTGAAAGCCGTTAAAAATCACATGTCAATTTTCTCTTCTGAGAAAGCGGCCAAGAAAAAGAGAGATGAGATTTTCAATGATTATCTAGCTCCTTTTATTGAGGAATGCATGAAGTATGCATTACCTCCCCTAGGTGTCCTAATGGGATTGTGGGAATACCTGGGCTTGGCAAGTGTAGGAGCGAATGGCTTGTTTAATTTGCTGTTCCATTCTGGTACCGGTTTGATTTATTATTTTGTGAAGAAGTCACAGAATAGGTATCTGAAAACACTTGTTTTTCTTTCTTTGTTAGGTTTTCACCATGGTTACAATAAACAGGTGACAAAGAATCAAAACAGCAAGGGAAATCTCTTCATCAAGTTACACGATGAGGGGACAGAGATTCGAACTGAGAACTCTGAAGTTTTGGTCCTCCCAGTGGGAGCTAAACTCGAAGGACTTTCAACAGTCCTGGAAGAAATTCCGAACCCCTTGCGGGGGGAGTTGACGTGCAGGGTAGACGGTTTTCCGGTGGGTGTTAAGGATTGTGCTAAGTTGGTTAATTCCGACGGGGGCAGTGGAATGTGGCCGTACATGGCCAGCCACCGCCTACCGTTCCAGCCTAAGCGTTCTGAAGCCAATTTATTTGCGGCTGTGGTTTTAAGGAGGATGAGAGATCCTCATTTACCGCCGCAAGAAGAAATCCGGGAAGCTTGGAGTGATGTTCACGATATTTGCAGACAGCTGTATCGCACTCCAATTGTTAGTCTACCATCTTGGGAAGAAGCAACGCGAGGTATGAAGGATAGAGGAAAACGAGCATTATTGGCGAAAACAATGAATGAACTCGGACTCATCCATTCAAGACCGGTCTCGCTGTTTGTAAAAACTAATGAGACGATTCCCTTGAAAAATGTTGGTACTGAAAGAACACAACTCAAACCGCGAACTATTGTGAATTTTGATCCAATAGATCACGCCGAAACGTGCCAGATGGCTAGGGCCGTCAGTGACGCCATGCATGAAACCATGGATGGTCAGGTACATCACTTTGAGATCAAATGGGGGGAATTCCTTGAAAGCCGAGGATTCTTTTCCGTTCAGATCTTTTTTGCTTCCGGCTATACACAAGCTCAGCTAACTGAAGTTGGGCGGGCAATGCAAAGTGGTTCCTATAATGTGATAGTGATTTCGGGCGATGATTCTGCTTGCAAGTGGCAAGATCCTCGTCAATTCGGTTTTGAGCATACTTACACTGCATATGATCAGAGTCAGTTCGACGTTACCCAAGGTGATGTTTGTCTTGAAGAGAGCTTAGGGGCTCAACACGAGGCACTTCATGTCGATACTGAGTACACAAAGAAAGTTCTTAGCATGTCAAAAGCTAAGTTCAAGTGTGAACGCCATTCTCTAAAAATGGTGGGGGAAACCGAAAGTATAATGCCCACTGGCATTACGAGTACTACCGGCAACAATTCCCACAATACTCTGATGATGTATCTCACTTTTATCTTCGCGAGAATGAAAGGATATCAAGGAAACTTAGAGTCTTGGGCTAAGAAGCTCGGATTCATAACCTCAGGTTATGGAGGGGAAGAATTGATAGACATAGATTTCTTAAAAGGATGGTGGGTGAATGATACAAAAGGGGAACCCATTTGGTACCCCCTGCCCAGTGCTACCATTAAAGCTGGGAAGATCATGAATGATCCCCGGGAGATTTACAATTCTCCTGATTGGAATACTGCATACAAGAAGGCGTTGCATGCAGGGGCTCGTTCTTATGGTATGGTGGATCCACAATACCCAATTTTTGGCGCTTTCATCAAGCGGTCATTAGAGTTGGGAGTAGTTTCCGAAATAGATAGACCGGCGGGAGACGAAAAGTATCAGCACGTTGAGGTGCAAGGTACAGTGGATAGGGCAAGTGCTTTAGTAGCTATTAACCGGCGCTATGGCCTAACTGAGGTCGATGTAGAGAGGGTGGAAGCACTCTACTCTTCAGTCGAACGCTTGCCAGCAGTGGTTCTTGATCCAGCTTTTGATGCCTTAGCGGACAAGGATTATGGAGGTGATTCCTCTTTGGTTAATCTGGAATATTTGAATTCAGTATCAATATTCAAGCGGGTAGCACAAAATATTGTGCAGATTATGAGAAGAGCTCGAGCGCGTATGAACAATGGTGAAGCCTTGAAAACCCTCGCTAATATAGCGGGAGGCGCTTCTACTATTAGACGGATCGGAGAAATGGTTTTGTCCAAGAAAAACCATCTCCGCGGACGGAGTACTCAGGTGGCGGAAATTTCAAAATCCGTCCCCAACGCTATAGGAACACGCACTGTGACCGTTAAGGCACAGAGCGCCCTTACGGCGGGAGGAGGAATTCGTGTAAAGAATCGTGAGCTGTTGAGTGGTGGCATTAATGGCACCACATCTTTTGCTCTCTTTGCTGAGTATGCCCTTAATCCGGGCTTGGCGTCCACGTTTCCGTGGTTGGCCCCTCAAGCGAACCAGTATGAACAATATCGGTTTCACTCAGTGAAGTTTATTTACATTCCGATCGTCCCCACTACGGTGGCGGGCGACATAATGCTTATGGCTGATTATAATCCGGTGGATCCGACACCTCAAACGGAAGTGCAGATGGTTAATCACCCAGGCGCCATTACGGCTGCACTGTGGGAACCTGTTGTTTTTAATTGTTCAGTTAAAGACATGCATGCTTTAGGACCTAGAAAGTTTGTACGCTCCGGCAATTTGGCTGGAGACTTAAAGACTTTTGATGTGGGTAACTTTTATGTGGCAACCAACAACTTAGCTTCTTCTGTGGCGGTTGGAAAGTTGTTTGTTGAGTATGATGTGGAATTTTTTATTCCGCAATTGACTCCCACTCTTACAGTAGCCCCGGCCTATACGTCCTTTTTTACTCATGGAGCCGCTATTCCTCTTACTACAACTGTAGCAAGGATGGTTCCTTTTTCTATTTGTCAATTCGGCACTCAGCTGAATGGTGTGACAACTGATGCTTTAAATGTAGCACCGGGAAGGACTGCGGGAGGACTCTTTACTCCTCCCACAGGAGTATATAAGTTACGAGCACAGGCGACTTTTCAGACGACTGCTAGTGAGGCGACTTTATGTTACCTTTACTTTCAAGTTAATGGAGCTGTGTATCCTAGCGGACAGTATGCAATTGGAGGGACTACAACCTCCGCTACAGTACAGAATATTTTTCTGTCTGCTGACACTGTTGTGGCGTGCCCTGCGGGCACCACAGTGGCGCTTTGGGCGTCAGCCACCGGTGCGACGGGGACTTTGACAATCCCCATAGGCATGGTTTCCCTCATTTGGGAACTAGCTTAGGTAGACCCGCTACCCCCGCCTCTCTTACAGGGCGGGATATCAAGTTCGATGAGACCTAGTGATA